AAAGGGATTTCTTGCTTTACCACCAGGTGGCATAACTGGTAAACACATAGACTTTGGCAAGTATTATTTGAACAAAGATAGATATCATCTTTCAATACAAGGTACTTATGAATATGTTGTAGATGATGAAAAAATTATTGTCGAACCAGGAACTTTATTTTGGTTCGACAATAAAAAAGAACACTCTGCAAAAAATGTAGGTAGCAATGATCGAATAGTTTTAGTGTGGGATGTTCCACATTCAAAAGATAATCCATGACACACGTAATATTGCCATTTTTGACTGCTATTGCTTTATCGGGTATTGCTGCATATTACTCGGTGATTGGCCTTGCTCAGATATTTCCAGGTTCTTACTGGCCTATTATCATCATGGGTTCTGTGCTTGAAGTGGCAAAGTTGGTAACTGTATCATGGGTATACAATCATTGGAAAACAACATTCTCTGCACTCAAACTTTATTTTTTGATTGCAGTTGTATTGTTGATGGGTATCACTTCAATGGGCATTTTTGGTTATTTGTCAAAAGCACATATTGAACATTCAAGCACAATAGCACCACAAGCAGCAAAGGTAGAAATCTATGATGAAAAGATCAAAGTTATTCAATCGCAGATTGAGAGGAACAACAAGAACCTTAGTCAGTATGATGAGGCTGTCGATCAAATTATGGGCCGCTCGAAAGACGAAAAGGGTGCCGAACGGGCGAATCAGATCCGCAAAGCCCAACAGAAAGACCGTGAGAGAATCATTGCTGAGACTAAGAGGCTACAAAAAGAGATACAACTACTTACGGAAGAGAAACTCCCTTTATCGTTGGAAGTTCGCAAGGCTGAATCAGATTTGGGGCCTATAAAATATGTTGCTGAAGTAGTTTATGGCACACAAGATCGTGACTTAATTGATAAAGCAGTTCGATTGGTCATCTTCATCATCATTATTGTATTTGATCCTTTGGCAGTATTGTTGTTGATTGCAGCAAATCAAACATACCGCAGAATTAGAGAAGATAAAGGTGAGATTGAACCGATCAAAAAGGTAGTAAAGAAGAAAAAACTTGACAGCACACCGTCACGCACGTTAGAATCATTCTTTGTGGATGATAAGCACACGGTAATACCAAAAGACAAAATTGCAGATATTGGAGATATGAATGAGCGTACTTGATAAACTAAAGAAGGCATCGACAATCAAAGAAACGTCGGTACTTTCCAAATCGAAGTTCTTTACAGATAAAGACATGATTCAAACTGATGTGCCTATCATCAACGTGGCACTATCAGGCAATTTAGATGGTGGTTTGACACCAGGTCTAACGATGTTTGCTGGTCCATCAAAGCACTTCAAAACAGCATTTGCTTTACTCATGGCAAAATCATACATGAAGAAGTATCAAGATGCCGTTGTTTTGTTCTACGATTCAGAGTTCGGTACACCACAAAGTTACTTTGATGCATTTGGTATTGACACTGATCGTGTTCTTCACACACCAATTACCGATGTTGAACAATTGAAACACGATATCATGAATCAGTTGCAAAATATTGAAAAAGATGATAAAGTGATTATTGTGCTTGATTCGATTGGTAACCTTGCATCAAAGAAAGAAGTGGAAGATTCAATCGAAGGTAAATCTGTTGCTGACATGAGCCGAGCGAAACAGATGAAGTCGTTGTTTCGTATGGTCACGCCACATTTGACAATCAAAGACATTCCAATGGTTGTAGTGAATCACACATACAAAGAGATTGGTATGTTCCCTAAAGATATTGTTGGTGGTGGCACAGGTTCTTATTATTCAGCAGATACGATTTGGATTCTTGGTCGTCAACAAGACAAAGATGGTACAGAGGTCGTCGGTTATAACTTCATCATCAATGTAGAGAAAAGTAGATATGTCCGTGAAAAATCCAAAATACCTGTTACTGTATCTTTTGATGGTGGCATTAATAAGTGGTCTGGTCTACTTGATATTGCACTCGAAGGTAATTTTGTATCCAAACCAAGTAACGGTTGGTATGCCAAAGTAGATCAGGAAACAGGTGAAGTTCTTGATAAGAAACGTTTTGCTGATACTCAAAATGAAGAATTCTGGAAAGATATTCTTGCTGATGAGCGTTTCAAAGAATTTGTGAGGAAGAAATATGAAATCACTTATAGCAGCATTCTTGGAGAAGATGCCGTTTTGGAAGAAGAAGATGAAGCCGCAACATAACGTTGATTATGTTTTGATTGATTCTGATGATGGTACAAAAACTGGCATAGGCATTCAAACTGGTGAATATGCTGGTGTTTTGTATCACTACGGCAAAGTTAGACTTTCCGAAGAAGGTGACCTTGCAAGAATGATTTTCAGTTATACAATTGTATCATCACCTAGAATACCAATAGATGATTTGACACAAGATGAAAAGTTTCACACCTTTATTGGTGATGTATTAACAGATATACTTATGAATCAAGAAAGCGCAAATGAAAAGATTGGAAACTACGATTCTGAAGAATTTGATATTTAATGAGGATTATGCAAGAAAAATTATTCCTTTTCTAAAGAACGAATACTTCACAGACTCAACAGAAAAAAATCTGTTTGATGAAATTAACGAACACATCAATCAATTTAAGCATCTTCCTACCTACGAATCACTCATCATCAACTTCACCGAATCACGTAAACTGACTGAAGAGCAAGTTAGAAAAGCAGTTGAAATGATTCGTGAAATCAACGCAGACAAAAATGATCCTACGGATGTAGATTGGCTTGTTAAGCAAACTGAAAAATTTTGTCAAGACAAAGCAATTTACAATGCTATCATGAAATCTGTCGGCATTCTTGATGACAAAAACAACAAAGAAGACAAAGGTGCAATACCTAAGCTATTGAGTGATGCACTTGGTGTATCATTTGATAGATCGGTCGGTCATGATTATATCGATGATTCTGACAATCGATTTGAGTTCTATCATCGACATGAAACAAAGATACCATTCGATCTTGACTTGCTCAATAAAATTACCAAAGGCGGTCTACCGAAGAAAACTCTGAACATTGCACTTGCCGGCACTGGTGTTGGTAAGTCATTGTTCATGTGTCACGTTGCGGGTTCATGTTTGTCACAAGGTCTGAATGTTTTGTACATCACAATGGAAATGGCTGAAGAAAGAATTGCTGAACGTATTGATGCCAATCTATTGAACATTGACATTGCAGACTTGAATTCAATTTCGAAGCAAGACTATGATCGAAAGTTCTCTGCACTGAAAGTCAACACACATGGTAAACTCATCATCAAAGAGTACCCAACCGCAGCAGCATCAGCATTGCACTTCCGTGCTTTGTTAAATGAATTGCAACTCAAGAAAAGTTTCAAACCTGACATCATCTTTATCGACTATCTTAACATTTGTGCAAGTGCCAGAATCAAGCCTGGTGCTAACGTAAATAGTTATTCTTATGTTAAGGCTATTGCAGAAGAATTGAGGGGTCTAGCGGTTGAGTTTGATGTTCCCATAGTCTCAGCCACACAGACCACTAGAAGCGGCTTCACAAGTTCGGATCCCGGCTTAGAAGACACCTCTGAGTCATTCGGTTTGCCAGCCACAGCAGATTTTATGTTTGCTTTGATAAGTACCGAAGAGTTGCAACAATTGAATCAGATATTAATTAAGCAACTAAAGAATCGTTACAATGATCCCAACTATTTCAAGCGGTTTGTCGTGGGTATTGACAGGGCTAAAATGAAACTGTATGATGTTGAACAAGCAGCACAAGATGATTTAATTGATGCGGGTCAAGTTGACGATAAGCCTCTGAATACATTTGGTGATCGGGAACGTCAGTCTGGAATGAAAAATAAGTTCGGGGGCTTTAAAGTATAAATACTCCGATAACTTGGAGGATTTATGGCTGGCGCTTCCGCGGAAAGACAAGAAAACGGTGTCATAAAAAAAATTAACGATGCTGTTACAAAAAACAAAAAAAATCCAATAACGCTTATAGCGGGTAAAACAACATTAACTGGTGTGATTGGTGCAGAAAAGTATAAGGGTCGTCAGGTTGGTGGTTCAGAACCATATACTGATGTAGTAATATATCAACTTGTAAATGGGAAAAAAATTCCCATCAATTGTTCATTAAAAGGAGAATCTGCACCATCTCTTGCTGGTGGTGGATTGAAAGGTTTGGAACTTGCTGTTCCTGGGATAGCAAAAAAATTTATGAAAACTGCTTTCGATCAATTAAAAACAAAAGAAAAATTAGGTGTGGGTGATAAGGTACCAGATGTTTTTGGAAAAATATCGGACAAAGATAAAATAAAAATTGTCGTTGGAAATGAAAAAATGGGTGGTCCAATTAATTATATGTACATTGGTCCTATGAACGTTTCTGGAAATTATGACCCTCAAAAAAATGTTTTACCACTAAATGGTGAACTTACTGAGGCTGTAAAATATGCAAAAGAACATGAGTTATATTTTAGACTGAGAGCAAGAAGAGAAGATCAACGTTTCGACCCAAGCGCCAAAGACAAAGAAGGAACACCAAAAATATATGGAGTTTCTCCTTCAAGAGGGGACAGTGCTGGTCGTATAGTTGTGACAGATAAAGTATCATCAAAAGGTGTTTTAGTAAAACTATGAAATTTACAGAGTTTATAAAAGAAAGTAAAGAAGGTAAGAACGTGCATTTGGAGCATTTGGAAGATAATGTATTGAACGGTGGTGTATCTGGCGCACGTGAAGCAATAGAATTTCTGCGTTCTTTACGTAACATGCTTGCTGGTCACACAGGCTCAAAATTAAATGTGACTACAAAATGGGATGGCGCACCTGCTATCTTTGTCGGTACAAACCCAGAGAATGGCAAATTTTTTGTTGGCACTAAATCAGTGTTTGCAAAAAATGCAAAATTAAATTATACTGATGAAGACATTGATGAAAATCACCCAAGTGAAGGCCTTAACAAAAAATTGAAACTGGCATTGGCATTTCTACCAAAGTTGAACATCAAAGGTGTATTGCAAGGTGACATGATGTTCAGTAAAGGTGACATTGAAAAAGAAACGATTGCAGGTGAAGAATACATTATATTTCAACCAAATACAATTGTTTATGCCGTTCCTGCAAAATCAAAGTTAGCACAAGCGATGTTGGCTGCACAAGTTGGTGTTGTGTTTCACACATCATATTCAGGCAAAACACTTGAAACAATGAAGGCATCATATAACATTGACATCGGCCGTTTGAGTGCAACAAAAGATGTTTGGTTTCGTGATGCATCGTTTACTGATGCGTCTGGTTCAGTTACATTTACTGAAGAAGAGACCGCAGCAATTACATCTATTCTTTCAAATCT